TCCTAATGAACCTAATGCAGTATTCATAGCATTAGCTTTAAACTGTTTATTTTCAGCTTTTAGCTTTTTATATTCTTCTCTAAGTTGTTTAATGCCATCTGTAGAATCGTCTACAACTTCTGTAGCATTTTCAATTTGTGTGTTTTCTTCCATAATTTTCTCCATCTTCTCTAGCATATAGTTATCCCATATATTTAATCGCTAGGTAATTAAAAGGGATTTTACGCAAGGGTTTACGAATGACAGATAACACACCTTGGCGATGTTATCGAATGCAGCCCTATATTTATAGTACCGACCCTGCCAGGTACTAATTTTAGTATAGCACAATTATGCTTCTGTCAAGCCTGTAACTGCACCTTGTTGAGTTCTTCTAGCTCCCAGTACAGCAGCACTCTCTGTTGCTTGTTGTGCCAATATATTTCTAAATCTTTGTTGTTGTTGTGGACTTCCAAATGCTTCTGCTTGTAAGTATTCAGATATACCTAATTGCTGTCTACCTTGAGCTGCTGCTAATGATTCAACTTGACCAAGTAAAGTTTCTGCTTGACTAAATAACTGAGCAGCTTTACTTCCCGTTACACCTAATTGATATAATCTTTCTGATTCTTGTAATGTAATATCAAATGCTTTAGCTGATGCTTCTGCTCCTATTTGTGCTACTGATATATTTTTCTTTAATATATTTTCTCCGACACTAGGGTCTAATGCAGATGCAAGCAAGGCAGAATCAGTCATTTCAATATCAAAATTTTGCGCATAGTATGCTCTAACTTCTTCTGCCAAAGGATTATCAACAAACGCTTGTCTTGCAGAATTAATTCTAAATGTTAACTCTTCTGAACCAACGTCTCCTGCTACTAATGCAGGATATACTTCCGCCTCTCTAAACACATCAGGGTTAAGACCTGCTTCAATAAATGCTCTATCATAAGCATCTGTTAAAGCTGTATATTGCGCTTCTGTATATCTTATTCCTGAACCTTGTCCAGTGCTTGGGTCAATCCTGGTGTTACCAGGAAAGTATGTCTCATATTCGTCAGAATCTCTGACTGCCTGTAAAGCTAATTGGTCGTTTCCTGTTTCTGCCCAAGTATCTACGTAAATCTGTAATAAGTTTCCTTTGTTTTTCATAAATGGAACTAGCTGTCCTGCTTGTTCTACTGTAGGTACAAACAACTCCTCTTCCATTTCAGGTGTTTCTGTTGCAATATCAGAGAGAATCTCTTCTGTTTTATTTAATAAGTTTGTGTATAAATTAAAATAATCAGGAACATCTGATGTTGGTGTAACACTTGTACTACTTTGTCCATAACTTCTTGAATCAAATAAGTTTTTAGATATTGCTCTACCGCCACCTGCTAAAGCAGTATCTAACTCTTCTTCAGTTCTTGCTTCTAAATATTCTCCATTATTAAATACATAAACAACTTGTTCTCCACCAACATCGTATCGTAAACTTCTGCTAATACTATTTTCTAAAAGTTTTTCATTACTTATCATTTTGCTTTAAGTCTCCTTATAGGACCTGGTTTAAAACTTCTTCCTACTGATAATTGTACATCAGCAACAGTTTTTGCATCTCCTTTTTGTAAACCATACATGCGTAACATCTTTTGCATTTCTCTTTGATTCTCTGCTTCCATCAAGTCATTAAAGAATGCTTGGTCATCTCCATACTCGTCTAGTCCACTTGTTATAGAGTTTGCTAGTTTTCTTGGTGTTGCAGAAGCTAAAGCATAGTTCTGACCTTTTTTATTTGGATGTTCTGCATCCCACAATTCTTGTAATTGACCTTCCAATATTCTTGCACCATTTGGGTCTACAAGTGATTGAGCTATAGTATTAAACTCATCTTCTCCTAAATCATTTAAGAATCCTTGACCCATAACTTTTGTTATTATTTGTCTTGCTTGTTGGTCAAACTGACTTGTACCTGTTTTAACATCTCCTACTAATCCTTTTAACTCAGGGTCAACTAAAGATGCAAATTCAGGTGCTGCTAAAAATCTAATCTGTTCTGCTAAATATGCAGGGTCATAATCTCCTGTTAAAGATTTGTTATATAAAAAGTTTACAACTTCTTGACTTAATCCTTCAGGAGCATAAGTTCTAAGTAATGATGCAACACTCAAAGCAGACTCTTGTTGTAGTTTTCTTAGAGCAGCATTTGTTGCAGGGTCATCACCAAATGTAACAGCAGACCAATAATCTAATTGTCTTTGTGTAAATTGATTTATGTAATTTGATTCTGCTTTATATTCATCTACTGATATTTGTACATTAGGTTCAAATAGCTGTTCAATAAACATTGAAAGTAGTACATACTTACCTGCATTTTTACCTGATGTTTCTTTTTCTAAAAGCCATGGTCTTGATTCTGCAGCTCTAAGTATTCTGTTGTAGAACTGATTAATTACATCTGTTTTATCTTCTATCTCTTCATATCCACCTGAATCAAAAGATACAGACAAAACTTTATTTAATGCTTCTTGTGATACTGATTGTGCTTTATATTCATACTCAGGAATTACTCCAGTTCCTGTGTACATAATGTAATGCGGTTCATCTTCTATTCCTAATCTATTAAGAGGTAATTGATACAGAATATAAAACTGTTCACCAACTCGGTAAATTAAATCAGGTTCAGGTCCATCAAATTCTCCTGGAGAAAACTGTGAAGGAGCTGGTGTTGCATTAGATGCACCTATATCAGATACTGATACTCCATCATCTGTTACATCTGAATCAAATTCTATGTGTCCTGGTTCATGTGGCATTATCTAACCTCCCTTGCTGAATTAGGATTTTTTTTAGCATAAACATCTTTTTGTTTTTGTAAGTATGAATATATGCTTGCTGTTAAAACATCTTTAACTTCTTTTTCTTTTTGACCTTCTTCTACTGATACAGGTTGTTCGGTATACTTACCTGTTTGCAATAAATCTTGTACTATCTGAGAGTCAACGTATGTCGGTTCTCCTTCTCTGTTATATAACTGTGTCATACTTTCAGGAAGTTTATTTTTAGTTTCTCCTCTTTCAGGTACTTTAATATTGTCATCATCTATAGAGCTAACTATATCTTCTGCAGTTTGATTCATGTGTACTTGAACGAAAGCATCAAGATATGTTCCTACTCCAGTTACTACATCATTTCTTTTAGCTTCAGGGTCAGGTCCTCTACCTGTGATTTTTTTACCTTCTAAATAAGGTTTGACATATTCTCCGTATGCTTCCCACTGTGCAAAAGGGTCTCCTCCTGCTCTTTTGACATCAGGAAATGCATTTGGACTCTTTTTCAAATCTGCTAAATAATGAACTGCAAAGTTAGCATTATATTGTGGGTCTGTTAATTTCTTTTCAAACTCATCTATATCTAAGTTGTTACCACCAAAAAAACTACTAAGTGTTGGGTCAGGATTGTCATCTTTATCATAAAATGCACTTGCATTTATTTGAAATAAACCTAAAGCATCTGTAGTTGCATTTTTAGCTTTAGTGTCAAAGTTAGATTCATAATAAGAAATCATTACAAGTTTTGGAATATCTTCATCTGATGCTCCTGCATTCTTAAGTAATTCTATTAATTCACTGACGTTTACTTTTGCCATTATGCTCCTAATGCTCCTGAACCTGTAGAATTAAGTGCTGTTGTAAATGCTCTTGACCTAGACCTCATCTCTGCTTCTCTGTCATTTTCATCTAGCTCTGCAGCATAAGCTCCTATTGATGTAAGTTTATCTTCAAACCTTTGTCCTGCCAATGTAGTTATAAGTCCTTGAATTTGTTCTGGTGTTCCTGCATCTCCTGGAGCAGCAGTAAATTGTTCAGGTGCTTCTACAGAATAAACACCTTCAGGTAGTCCTGCTTGTAATCTAATTTGCTCTGTTTTTAAATCAGTTGTCTGAGCTTCTTTCCTTGCTTGCTCTCTAGCTTTCAACATATCTTGAACTTCTTGTGATGCTTCTTGTAACGCTTGATTATAATAAGAACCTATCATAGCTCTTTCGCCTTGTCTTATTTTTCTACCTAATATTTGTTCTGCTGCAGTTTCTCCATAGATAGCTGCAAACTCAGGAAATAATTGTAAACCTTCTTCTATTGCTAAATCTGCTTGACCACTAGGTTCATCTTTTTTAACTTCTGATATAAAAAAGTTTCTAATATCTTGTGCTATTCCTGGACCTGCTCCACTTAGTGCTAACTGTACAGATGCAGAAGATGCAAGTGTCGGATTAGTTCTACCTTGTAGGTTTTGTACTTCCATAGCTTTACTTATAGCTGTAATAGTACTTGAATCTAAAACTCCTGCATCAAAATTTCCTGGATATAGATACTCTGCTTCTACTAATGCTAATTGAACATTAATTAACTCTTCTGCAGACATACCGTTAAATAATCCATACTGCATACCTTCTACATATAAAGGTAATTTATCAGGTTGTGTTGGTGTGATTGTTCCACCAAGACCAATATATGGTAAATCTGAAGGCAATAATGTTTGGACATAATTTAATTGTTCATCTGAGAAATCACCCTCTGATAATTTTTGGTCAATGTACTGAGATTGTTTTTCTTGTACAGATAAAGTTTTCGACAACATTCTTCTACCTTCTGTTGCTTGTATTCTTTCCTCTCTAGTTTCACTTTCTACATACTCTGCAATCAATGGGTCAGGAGCTACATCTTCTTCTTCTACATCTAATGAAGTAAATCCTTCTCTAAACTCTCCCATATTTTCTGCAAGTTCTTCACCTGCCATCATTCCTAACTGTGCTTCAGGAGTAGTAGGATATTGAAATTGTAATTCTGCTAATAAATCTTCAGGTAAATTATTAAAGAAGTCTGATAATCTTAATCCAACATTGTATCCAAGTTGAGCAGTTGGGTCTGCAATTACAGCTTCTACTTCAGGTATATTGCTAACAGCAAGTGCTTGACCAAGTCTATACCATATACTTTTTTTCTCTGCCATTAAAATCCTAACTCAATGTTTTGCGTTGTAGCAATATCTTCATCTAATTGTCTTGATAATATATTAACCCATAAATGATAAAAATCAGGATGTTCTCTTAATAAAACATCTTGTACATATCTACGTAGATACTCTCTTTGAGCGAACATATCACCTGAACCTATTGTAACATTAGGTCTAATATTTCTCTTACCCCAGTCTAATACTTTTTCGTATGCGTCTAAGTATTTAAACAATCCCTGACCTGCATCTGAACTTGCAAGTGTAGGATTTAATTTCCATGTTTGTAGCTCACGAAATTGTGATTCTGTATCTATAGTTCCTGCTAGACCAAGACTTTCTCTAAATCCTGGTAATGTCTCAATTAAATATATTTCTATTTCTTTTAGTATTTGTCTCCTTACATAATCTGATACACCAAAGTAGTTAGCATCATTAAGTAACATTCTTCTATTACCTTCGTATATAAACCTACCTTTTGCATTCATTATCTCTGCTGCAACTTGGTCTGTAGTTAAAGAAACTCTATCACCTTCAGTAAATGCTTTCCAATATGAAGCAATATCAAACTCATCTAATGGATTATCAGGATTGTGATAGTATGCTGTATTAGGTGCAAACTCATATACATCTTTGTTTTCTGCCATATATGCTGAACCCTCTGCTGTGTATGGAGTTCTTACAACTGTTTTAGATTTTCTTTGTAACATAGCAAACGGTTCAAACCCAAATGTAGAAATAAACTCTTTTGTTGCTTCGTATGAATCACCTTTGCTTTTTCTAAGCATGTCGTAATATAAATCTGTAAATACAGAAAATCCAAACATTACTGCACCATCATCTGTTGCAGGAAAGTCTCTTATATCTAATTTAAGTTTTTCTTGTATTTCGTCTGTTAAAAACTCTTCAGGTACTTGTTTGTAATATCTAACTGTACCTCCTGTAGGAGCAGCAAATGCTAATACCATTTGAATTATTGTTATAAATGCTGCAGTTTTTTCTGCAGATTTTACTGCTTCTCTACGTTCCTGTGTAGTGGTAAATTTAGCTTGTCCTGCTAATACTCTTGCCTTTAATATGTCAGATGCTACATTTGCAAATAATCTTCTATACTGTGGGTCTGCATCCTCGCTAAGTGTTAATCCTTTTTTATACCAAGTAGGTAATGCAGCTTCAATAGGTCCTACACTTGCAGGTTCTCCTAATGGAAATATAAGTTTTTTAAGTGTGGCAAATCTTTGTGTATCAGGTAAATAAGAAGCAGGTAACTGTATTACTGGTCCAAATCCTGGTAGAACACTTTGTCCGATTAAGTTTAGACCTGAAGTATAACCAACCATATTTGCTCTAATTCCTGACTCTTCGTCTACAACTTTATCACTTAATCCTTCATTAAATGGAAAGTTAAATACTTCTTCACCTGTTACTGGGTCTGTAGTGAAGAAACCATTTTCCTGTGCTTTGTTTACTAAGAGTTCTGCTTTACGTAATTTACCTGGGTTTGTTGCAATAAGTCTTGACCATGTTCCAAGAACTTCTTTATACACTTCAACGAAAGGAAATATCAATCTTGTAGCATCTGCAAACTGTGAACGTTTATTCAAATCATAAAGTAATCTTCTTGTTTCCTCTAATGCAAAACCTTTAGCTACTTCATCTGCTCTACGTCTACCAATCTTAAATGCATCATCTACATCAGAAACTAAAGACTCTAATCTTTGAATATATTTTTTATCTAAATTATTTTTCTTAGCCTGTTTAATTAGATTATTTAATGCAGTCTCTGTAAGACTTGGTGCAAGTTTTTCCATTTTTTCATAATAGAACTGTCTAAATGCAGGAGACCTTGATAATTTGTTTGTAGGTGTAGAACCAAATATTCTGAAAATAGTAGAAACTGCTTCATCATATTTACTTAAAAGACTTGAGTCTACGTCTACTTTAGATACTTTTACATATTCAGGTCTGTTAAATGGTAAATCACTGTTATCCCATTCTTTTAATTTAGAACCTAATGCTTGTCTAGTTTTGACATATTCTGCTTTAAATTCTTTAGATATGTTTTCTAATGATATAAATTTACCTGCTACTTCTCCACTACCATTTGCAATAAGATTTAGTATCTCATCGTCTCCAGTTTGTGTAATTCTAAATCTAGGTATAAAGTCTGCATATTCTGTAGGTATTGCCTCTCCTGATTTTAATATTATTTCTTGACCATCTACAACAATATATTTTTCATAAGTTCCGCCTGCTTGTTTGTGCAGTCTTGCCTGTATAGATTCTAGGTAAGCAGTAACGTTTTCTTTAGATTCTAATATTCTTGCTTTTTGTGCATAAGACGCATCATCTGCTAATTCTACAAAATCTTCTAACAATGGTTTTAAATCACCACTGTAAGCTGCATCTACTAACTCATCAAATGTTGCGTATGTTCCTTTTGCATTGCTAATTGTTTTAGCAAGTTCTCTTGCAAGAACATCATTAGCTAATAGTGTATTTTCTAATACATAACCATCTAAATATTTTTTATTACCTTTTGCTACTGCTACAAATATATTTGACCTTTTAGGAGCGAGTCCACCAATAGCTACTGATTTACCTCTAGCCATAGAATTTTTAAAAGATACATCCATTAGAAACTCATTACCTAAAATATCTTCTAGTCCTCTAGCTTTAACGCCAGGTATCTTCGCTAAAGCATTTTCTACTTTACCTACATACTTACCTGCAGATGGTGTGCCTAATACCCATGAAATATGTGATATAGGATGATTAAATACGCTTGTCATATCTGCTGCCCACATTCTTAATTGCTCTTCACCTACAACTCTTGATGTCCAAGCAGCTCTAAGAAGAATAAAAGGTTTCCATAATCCTTGCATATAGGTATCTGCTATCTGTGTTAATGCACCTTCTGTAACTCTTACACCATCAGGGTCAACACCATAAAATAGTTTAGATAAGTTTTTTGCTACAAAGTTTGAATCTTCTGCCTGTGCTTTCACAAATGTTTCTAATGTAAGGTCTTTACCTGTAAGTTTTCTACCACCAATAAGTCTCCACATAGCATTTCTTGTATTACCTACAATTCTTGCTAAGTCTCTACCACCAGGTAAAAATATATTCCCATCAAAATATTCAGCAAACAAATGTGCAGTTGGTTGTATCTGTATCTTTCCATCTACAATAATGTCTGATTTAGCACCAAGAAATATTTCAGGATTACCTAGTTCATCGTGAAAGTAATCTCTCATCTTAGATGTATCTGCTTCAAACTTCTCAAATGCTCTACCAACGTATCCTTCACCTAATACTTCATCTGTAGCAGGGAATACTTCATCATTTAGATACTTAAATATTTTTGATACAATACCGTAGCTAGGTATAGCTTCATTTGGATTAGCACCTTTACCTTTAACTTCTGATGTTATATCTACAAATCCTCTTAATAGTTCATCCTGTTTTTCTACAGCAATACCTACGCCATCCATAAATTCATTTAGTTGGTCGTATGCTTCATCTAAGTTTTTTACATTTAGGTTTACTGGAGGTAAGTCTCCCATCATACGAACAATAGGTGTACCTTGCCATTGTTTCTTAACAACTGCTTTTAATCCTAAATCTCCAAACTCAGGGTCATACATCTTTCCAAGTGTTGTAGAAAACTTGCCATTGAATATAGCTGATGTAGGGTCGAATCTTTCAGTAATAGTTCCTCTTGATATTTCTCTTCTAAGTGCATTAATTACACCTTCTGTATTTGCATCTGCTAATTCTCTATACAATTCATGTGGTATAGCATCTCTATTTTTCCCAAATATCTTTTGTATATTCTTGACATTTGTTTCTTTACCCATTAGTTCAGCAATTTGTCTACCTGGTCCTCTTAAGAAATAATCATCTGCAGTAGGTTGATGAACTGATTTTCTTATAGCTTTATCTATAATTCCTACACCTTGTGATGATTCACCTGTTTTAAATGCTTTCTTTGCTTTGCCTATTTTTCCAATACCTGCACCAACAAAGTTAAGTGGGTCTAATCCTGCAGTAACACCAAAGTCGATTGTTCCTGACATAATGTTAAAACCTTTTGTTCCTGGTTCAAATACATTTGCAGCGACTACTGTACCTGGAGATAATATATATCCATCTTGTGCTAATAAACTATTTACATCTTGTCTTTCTTCTATAGTTATTGGTTTACCTAATTGTTCTTCAATAATATTTCTTGCTTGTGCTATAACCTGTTCATCATCAGTAGAATCTACAATAGCTCTAAATATATCCATGTTTTCTGCAACATCACTATTTCCAAAAAAACCTGCACCTAAGTTAACATTGTTTCCTGCTACTAACTCTTCTATTGCTCTACCAAATACTGTTTTACCTAGTTGCTCTTTGTTTTCTCTATATTTTTTGTAAAAAGATTCTTCACCCTCATCTCTTGTAAATGGGTCTGTAAGAAAACCTAGTAATGGTCCTCCTAAAGCAAGAATAGGATTATCACCTCTTTGAACATGTGTAGCTGCAGCAGCTTGAAAAGGTCTTTTAATAACAGCCTCTGCTAATGAATCTGCAGCAACAAAAGCTGTTCTTACAAAACTTCTTCCTGCATCTCTAATTCTTTTAGATAAAGATGCTTCTTGTTCTAAATATGAATCTACTACTTGTTTTATTTCAGGTGCTTGTATTGCTAGTTCAGATAATCCTGACGCTATAATCGCACCACTAGGCATTACATTACCTAGTTCACTTGCTAACTGTGAGGTATGAAAACCTTGAGACTTTGTTATTTGATTTTTAACAATCTCTGTTTCTTTTATTTCTCTTTCTTGGTCAAAGAGTAATTGCAACTCTGCATCAGGGTCTACCCAATACTGTGAAAATCTTACCATGTTAATTTACTCCGTAAGTTTTTTGTTGCTTTTTCATCTCACTTTCCATCAAGGCTAATATATCTACATCAGGATATACACTATACAATGTCCTTAATACTGCTAACTTATCTACAGGAACTTGTGTTTTTGATGTAATTGAGTCATCAATAGCTGATACATTTTTTCTTTGTGTCTCTGCCTTTAATGGAGTAACACCTTGACCTGTTGCTCTAACTGTATCTATTGGCTCAACTTCTTGTACTAATTCCCCAACATCAGGTTCTTTGTATTGTTCAAAACTTCTAACTAATTCTGCGTTTCTTGCTCTTTCTAAATCTTGTCCACCGCCTACTAAATCAGATGGATTGATTTTATCTTTTCCTGGACTGTAGTTTAATTTATCTCCTCGTGTCATCTTCACCTCTTATAATTAACAAATCTATTCTCATACCTGGAAACTGTGCAATAGTTACTGCATTAAATAAAAGTCCATCTTGATATTCTTCCATAAATGGTTGGCTATTATAATCAGGATATTCTGCTAATATCATATCTAAAAATTTTTCGTTAAAATATTCTTCCATTATTGACCTGCAGCAATCTGTGCAAATATATCTTGTACTGATGATGGTCCTTGTCCTGGAATAGCTCCTGGTTGTTGTTGCTGTGCAACTGCAGCTTGTTGTTGTTCTACTTGTTCAGAAAAGAAATCTTCTAATATATTATCTATTTTGTTTGGATTTCTATATATTTCTGTTATTGCCGCCATAGCCTGCATATCTCCCTGTTGTGACCTAGCTAATAATGATTCAAACATAACACGTTCTGCACGTTCTTTTGTAATTCTATCGTTAATCTTTGTAAGGTCTTGTAAGCCGTCCATTTCTTCTTGCATAGTTTGTCTATCAATAATACCTGCTTGAAGCAACTGCAACCCTGTAATAATTTTTTGTGGTTCATCAAAACCTGCCATTGTTCCATATACACGAGTTGTTTTATAGTTTTTATTAATATCAGTGCTAGGAGTGTAGTTTTCTGAAAACGCAGCACCTCTAATGTAACCTGATAGTGGTTTTCTTTTTTGAGCAAATAATACTTCGTCTAACTCTAATCTTTTGTAATCAACATCTTCTAATGCTTTTGATAATACTTGTTGATACTCTCTAACCATAAGAGAAACACCACTTTGAAGTTCTTCTAAACCTCTACCTGTTACAAAAGAATTAGGAGATATTGCATCATCCTGTACAGGATATCCTGCTACGACTCTGAGATGTCTTTCTATTCTTCCTACTTGTTCAAATAATTGATATGGTAAGTTGTTTACTGGTTTTACTACCTGTGAACCTGGTGTTAAATAGTTAACAGCAAATCTACCTTTACGGTATTGACCTGACTCTATTTCACCAACAACGTTAGTTTCTGTGAATACAGCATCTTCCATAGCTATAACAGACATAATATTTATCTTTGCCATAGCTGCCATAAGACCTATTGTTTGGTCAAACTGTCCTTGTAGTTGGTCAAAGCTAAATCTTTTAGCTACAACAAATGCAGGACCTGATTGTAATGGATTAGGAACAAAGTCTACAATTTTACCTGAAGCAGGGTGTACTATGTAAGTTCCCTCTTCATTCATGTATTCAACTATATTGTCGCCATTATCATCTGAGTTTTCCCATGAACCATTTTCTACACCAATATTATTATTAAGTTTTCTAATGTTTCCACTACCACTACTAGATTTATCTGCATTGTTAAAGAAACTTTTAAGTTCAGGATACATTTCTACAAGTTCAGCAATAGGAACTTTACGTATAGTAACTAATTCATCAGGTGTTTGATTAGCACCATAATATCCAGGGAAACAATCATAAGGGTCTCTTAGTTCTGCTACAGGATATGAATTACCTTCTGCGTCTTTTTTTGTCGTAATTATCCATACAGCAAAACCATAACCTGGTAACCATCTAGCTACTTGTGGTAACTGACCCTTAAGATTTTGCATTTGGTCAAATGAAGTTACTATTCTCTCAAGTTTTTCTTTTTTTCTTTTTGACCTTTCAGAATCTCTAGGGTTTGTTAAATCAACTCTAAGGTTAGGAACACGTCCTAATTTTTGTGCAAGTCTATCTAAACCTGACATAAGTAAGTTAGGAGCAGGTAATATTGATTCATCCATCATGTCTAGTTGAGTTCCTAGTAAAGCTCTGATACCATCAGCTCCACCATTCATAATTGCTCTAAATCTATGTCTATCAACTAATGCATTTTCATGCATGTTTTTAAGATGGACACTTCTGTTTAAAATATCTTCAACTAACATTTAACTCCAAGGTGCATCATTCCAAGATGCCATTTCTATTCCGCTATAACTCGGACTATATTCTACCATCATATCATCAAATCTTGCAGTTTGTAATCTTCTAATAACTTTCATTGGAAACCAACTAGCCATAACAATATCTGATTTATACCCTTTACCTTTACTTGCAAAGAATGATAATTGTTTTTTATACATATCTGACTTTATCTTTGCTTCTACAGACTTATAAGGAAGTATAATGTTTCCTTCTGCAAACAAAGATGTCATTGATGTTACACCATATCTTGTATCCCATTTGTTTTTTGCTTGTGTCTGATGTCCTTCATGTATAATTCCTTGAGTAGCACAATACTCTTTAAGTTCAGTGTCTTGTCTAATTGCTTTTTGGAAAGCATTTTCTTCTATTACCCAGTGATAACAACCGTGTATCTCTTTCCATTCTTTCATAATTCTTAATGCTTCTTTAATTCCTCCACCTTTGTTATTTTCTATATCCACCATTTGCAGTCTTAAAGGAGAGCTGTCGTAGATAGCCCACAAAAATGCTGCTTGATATCCTGTAGCAGCAGGGTCTAGTCCTGCAACTAGGTAAGCAGCTTCTTTCACTTCACCAATATCTACTGTGTCATCAAAACATTTTGTTATAGTTTCAGGATTAAATATTGTTGTACCTACTGGGTTTGCTCTATTAAGATATACCATCTCAAATACATGAACACCACCTGTGGTAGCTGATGCTTCTTTCTGAGTATTTAACCATTTGTAATCTCTTTTGCCTTTCCATAACATACAATCTATGTGTTCATCTATATCTTGCTCAGGTATTTCGCAATCATCTGAATGTGCTTGCTCTACAATATTATCCCAAGCATTGTTGTCTAATAAAGAATTATATAAATCATCTGAATGCTGTCTTGAACCAATAACTACTACAGCAGTATGAGCCTCAACACGAGATGACAATGTAGTTGTCCACCATCTTTTTGTTGCTGCTCTACCTGAAGGTTGTGCAGTTGAACCAAAATCTTCAATGTCATCTGCTATAATCAGGTCGCAGTCACGAGATAGAATCTTACCACCTTTACCTACAGCAACCATTGTTGGTGATTTAATACCTGTAACGTTTCTTGTTGCTACTGAAAATGCTGTTTGTGACCAGTTCTTACCTGACCTACTCTTAGGTCTAAAAGTTTGTCCTGGTCCACAAAACTCTTCTATTAACTTATTGTTAGAATCTAAGTGGTCTAATACAGAACCTACTGCATTTTTTGCAATATCTTCGTTTCCACCTACCCACATAATTCTTACGTTAGGGTTTCTACATATTTGCCATATAGCAAAATGTATGAGTAGTTCTGTTTTGCCGTGACGTGGTGGACTAAGTATCATTAAGTTTCCTCCATCAGCAATATTGTTAGCTATGGAGTTTACCCATTTTTCTTGAAAGTCAGGTGTTTCATATTTTTGTCCTGTTTCTGTTTTAAAATATCTATCTCTAAATCTTTTAAAATCTTCTAAAGACTTTATTGCTTCTTTAGGAACAGTCCAATCTTCTCTTTTTGTTTCTAGTTCTTTATCCTCTATAAATGCTGCGTACATTCTTGAAACTTGTGCAGGTGATATTTGATATAAGTCTGCTACTTCTCTAGCACTCATTTCTCCTTTAAGCATTTCAAGTGCATATCCATCTTCTAAAAATTGGTCATAAAATTCACCTTTACGAGATGTAGCATTTTTCTTTTGTTTTTTGGGTATGCCTATTGTATTATCGCCTGTTAATGCTCTTTGATTCTGAACATATCGTTTGTGTTTATCAGAACAATATCTTCTTTGTCTGCCTTTAAGTATTGTTTTACATTTAGGATGTTGGCAAATTAAATTTTTTTCTATATCTACCATTTGACTTTATTTGCCCAGTAAGCTGCTGACATCTTTCCTTTTTTTATATTTTTTGCATGTCTTGCTTTAAAAGATTTACGTCTAGCTTTTTGAGCAGCAGTCTTAGGATTTTTACCTGCACCTGATACACCTTGTTGTCCAAATCTAATTAACTTCATTTGATGACCTTCTTGAGCCAAAACAACGTGTGACTTAGTAGGATGCTTAGGTGTACGTTTAGGTTTATTAACACCTGACAATCCGTGCTTCTTTAATAATGTTTTTTTTCTATTAGCATGTGACATTATATTTTATCTTTCTTAATTAGTATCCATGCCCATGCATTAATTACAACAAAAGCAAAAAAAAATACAAAGCCATCCATTAGCTCATCTTTGGTTTTCTGTTACCGTTTTGACGTAACTTTTTAAAATCAGCTCCTGTGATTTTGTCATACGGTGGTGCAACACCTGCTATTTTTTTCTGTGCTGCAGAATATTGTCCGTTACCTTTTGGCATTATTTACCTACCTTCTTCTGTGCGTTTA